TTTTAACGGTTAATGTGCTTGATGTTACGCCTGTCACTAATAAATTTTTGTTTAAGTTAGCCGCGTTAACGCTTCCTGCTGTAATACGAACCACATTACCAATTTTAATGCCTGCCGTTAATGGATTGCCTGTTTGGAATGTAATTACACCAGTTGATGCAACAATAGTTACCGCTGCACTGGTTAATGAAGAAATAGCAACAAAGTCTTTACGCAATACAGATTGCAAAAAGTCTTTATATGTTCCCGCTGATAACTCACCGCTTAATGTTCCCGTTGCTTGTCTTGAACCGTGACGGAAATCTGCGACTTGTTGATCTGGGCGAATTTCGTTTGACTGGAATGTTTCTTTAGTTAAGTTAATCGTACTGGTAACACGTCTTAATTCTTGACCACCAGAACCCGATGCAGGCGAACCCAAACCAGTTTGTTTTTTGTAAGATACGACTTTTTTAACGCCTTGAGCAATTGTCATTTTGTAACCTCTTATGGATAAATGTCTGCTGAAAAATAAATTGATACCGGAATTTTATAAAGCACCCCGTCAATCAATGCCGGTGCAATTGATGGTGTCTTGTCAATAATAACAGTTACACCACTACTTGTTAAACTTGTACCACGTTTGAAATGATTAACGAGTAAATCAGCTCGTGTTCCCGCTGTTTTTGCACCTGCATTTGGTGGATAACATAATAACACTTGCATAAACCCTTTAATACGATAATGATTGCCGCCTAACGTAGGATTTAATGTATCTGCAATCATTAGATTAACCTGTTGATAGGCTGTGCCATTAACAGGCGTATAAGGTACATTCTCCCATGCTGTTGCAAGTGTAGGCGTTAGCGCATTAAGTTTTGTTTCCAATGCCGTTCTAATCTCAACTAGTGCCATTTAAAACCCCTTCAAATAATGCAACTGATACGCGAACCATACCGTTTGGTGCTTGTGTGCTATGCGCGTTATATTCTAACTCTCCAATATAATCAACATTATTAGTTAAATATACAACTTTACCTGCTTGATTTGGAATAGCGGCTTCAACTATTTCTATAGTGCTTGAATCGTCTTGACCGACAAAAGGCGCACCAATTGTGCATTGCCAATTTCCTTTGGCGTTTCCAGTATCAACTGGAGTCATCATCATAATATTTTTAAATACTTCACTTGTGGCTGCGCGTATTTTGTTATCAACGCGACCACTAACACGAGCAACAATTTGCGACATTGACCCCGTCATTTTCTCACCTGCATTTCATAAAGCGCGGGTAATTCACCCGACCAGATATGACGAACCGCCACCACTTGATAAACTTCACTATCAACGGTTACTTTGTCGGCTGGTTGTGGCGTTGGTGCGCCTAATGCCGCAATCATTACTTTTCTATCGCCTGCTTGCACTACACCGCTAATAAAATCAATCCCGTTATAGTCTTTTATAACGGCAGTGTGATTAGTTGATGTTGTTGTTCCGCCCGATAACTCCCCTGTTGCTGGGTCATAAGTTCCCTCAACAATTGACGTTAGCGTGATTGATTTGCCAAACTTATCGAGCAATTTATCTGCTGTAGATCGAGCGCGAGCATCAAGTGTCATGTTCTCACCAATGATCTCGACATATCATTACCCTGTTGTTTAAAAAACACGGATAACATGGCGTCAATTTGAGCATAACGGGTTTGCTGTGGTGAATATTTATCATATTCAACTTCGATAACATCTACTTTTTCACGAATAACGCCTTGCGTTAAATCCTGCATTAAAATGGCTGTGTAAGATTTTAAGGCGAGTTCAGCACACGCATTTTTTACAGTAACAGGAACAATGTCAAAGTCCACATATTGCGGGAAAACATTTGCCGATAAGGAATCAATCAATGGAACGTATAAACGCGGCCAATCAAGCGATTGGGTTGAATATCTGCGAAAACCTGCGTATTGCAACCGATACTGAGCCACCATGTAATCTGTGGCCTTGCGTAGTAATTGCTCTTTTACTGACGTATCAATATCAGTCCATGCGTCATTGCCTTGTTTTGTATGATAAGCATTTGCATCAGATACTGAAACATAGCTTTCAGCATTTGCCAGTCCTGTTCCATCTTCAACAATAATTGTCATGGAATCACCGGAAAAATAACGTCAAAAGGAAACCCTGCCTGCAAGGTAATGTCACGCAGTGATTGTCTATATACCGCCCACGCTAAATTATCAACAGGTGCATCAGCTAATTGCGTCCAATCTGATTGTGTGAGCAAAGCGTTGCGTTTATAACGTACTTCATTAGCTTTTTGTGTTTTCTCAGCGTCTAGCTCATCTTGTGTTTTAGCTTCAACAATCACGTCAAACACTACGCCATTTTCAATATACGGCTCAACTGATGTTAGCTTTTCTGATTGTGAATGCACTTTATCAGACTGTATCTGATACGCATTGCGCTCTTGCGCCCACATTAAATCAAGACCTTCTGGCGGAAATGATACATTAGGAAACACTTCTGTATGCTCACCATGAGATAGGATTTGGTTATTTTCAATTATGGCTATTTTCATGTTTTATGGTCCGTATGTTGGTAATGGGCCTGTTGGTGGAGTAAATGAGGCAGTATAACGGCAGACTCCTTTTGTTATGCGTAAGTCATATATATACCCAGCTAAACAATGGGATATCCCAGTATAATCCATGAATGTGCCAACTCTAAATATACCATTTCCGCCATAAACACTTGTAAATGAACCTGTGGTAGTGAGACTATTTCCATTGACAAATAAACGCACCACGCTTCCAGATTTAGAAAATGCAACATAGTACCAAGTATCCAATTGAAACGCATAAGAAGCATCTATTGAACTATCACCAGCCCCAGTTCCGTCAGTGGAAACATAAAATCTAATAATGGATGAACTAATTAAAAATGACCATTCCCTTGAAGTTCCGTTACCTTTACTACATATAACGGAGTATGTATTATTTGCAGCTATCTGTACCCACGCTTCAACTGTAAAATCAGTTCCTAGCGTTAATAACGTTGTTGGTGCAATAGAAATATTATTTGAGCCATTATTTGTAGTTTGAGTGAAAACAGAACCACTACCATATTTACTCCGAGCTGTGCTAATTACAGTAGACCCATTGACTGTATTTGCTAAATTATTACTAGACGAGTCTTTAATATTAGTTGTTGTACCGTTCGCGCCATTCCCCACAAGCAAATAAGACACGTTATTCCAATAAGGGTCGCCCCCTCCACCAAGTGTTGCAAACCTCGATAGCATACTCATCGCACAAACTTCCCATAAATGGTTGTACCCGCATCGCGAGTCCAAAGTAAGCACCAGTCTGTACCAGACGTTTGCAAAGTCACACCGTTAGAGGAAAATGTCGTTGTCGTTGCACCCGTAGACGTAATCCAGTTAATAGTCGGCCATGTGATTTGACCTGCTGCACCTAGGTTAACCCCTTCAATTAAAAGCTCACCTAAGTTACCCGATGGCGGCCAGTTTGTAATTGAAAGTGTAGGATTGCTTGATGCTGTTGGTGCCCAGCGTTGCTGTGAGCCGTTGGTGTAATTTAACGATGCTGTTGTGCCACTACTAAAATATTTCCACCCAGTATCCTGAAACATTTGACGAGTTAAAGCAGAATCATCACCAACTTTTCGTGCTAAATCTACTGTATTAACATCTTCTGCAACAGTTAATGTTTTTGATGTTGTGCCACCAGAAGCTGTAAACCCAATAGCTTGTGGAGTAACACCTGCCCCGTTTGTGCCATTTGTTCCATTTGTACCTGCTGCCCCAGTAGCTCCTGTTGCACCTGTTGCGCCTGTTGCTCCGGTAGCCCCATCTTGATTTACTAAATCCCAATATGTTGTATTGGTTGGTGTTGCAGTGGTTGTAGATTTTGCAATGTAACTAGCCCCGTTATATCTAACCAAATCCAATGCTTTATATGTTCCAGCAGTCCAATCTCCTTTTGGAACAACAACAATTCTGCCTAAATTAACCTGTGTCATAAAATAGTCACTATAAATTCACCATCAACAATTGCTGGGGATAATTGAGCTAAATAATCAGCAATCAATTCTCCATCAACAATAGAAATATCCATTAAAATTGTTGTTCCACCACTTCCACCACCTGCCTCACTTTCTTTTGCGTATGATTCATAGGTGTTTGTTGATGTTCCAATTGCAATTCTATTTTCATCAGTAATTAAATAAACTTCACCAGCATTTAATCCATTAGCTGTTGCTGCTGAATCTATTTCTGTTCGTGTGCCTCGTTTATTTAAAATTTTTGGCATTAGAACGTACCACAATCAACCGTATTGACTGCAACAGTAACAAATCCATTACCTGAATCTTTTGTCCATGATAATGATGTGTTTAATCTTATTACACCATCAGTACCATCCGTTCCAAAAATATAACCAGCAGTGCCGCCAGAAACGACAGCAACTTTTTCATCGCCTGAACCAGTTGGAATATTTAACGCGGTTTTAAATGCGTCAAAAGTAATCTTTTTTTCTTTTACACCTGTTGCGCTTGCGTCATGAATCAATAATAAATCTGATGTTCCGTCAACACTTGCTAACGTAGTAAGATCGTCAATAGGTGGAACAACTGGCATTGATGTTGTTGCCGCTGTTGCAATATGAAGCGTCCCTCTATCTGTTGAGAAGTGTTGCTCACCTGCAAGCATTGAGCTTGTTGGTAAGTTAGCTTTTAATCCACGTTTTATCTGTATTCTTGGCATTAGTTAAATTCTCCGCAGTCAATATATTGCAGCTCTAAATTTTGTCGAGCCTGTGTTTTTTTTGTTGAATTATTTAATTCTGAAAACAAATTTGCAGTATTAAAATAATCTCCATCATTACTTTTTAATCCAGCCGGTAACGCTTGAACAGTATTTCTTGTTACTGGATTAATTTCAATTATATTATTTTCTAATGTAATTGTTATGCTCATGTTGCAGGTCTCTTAATGCCAGCTAATACTTTAATTTTATCTTTGTATGATTCAATTGGCGGCAATATAGTGCCTACACCACCAGTAACGCCAGATTTTTGTTGCAAAGCATAATAATACGAACCGAGTGGAATATTTTGAGTGGTTGTTGCTGGTATGTAAATATAACATATTCCATTTGCTACATCGTCATTTTCGTCATCGCCAGCATCTTTTATATATTTTAATTCTGCTTGTTCGTATGTTAAATCAAGTGATGACATAAATGTTAACCAAAATTTATATCCTGTTATATTTTGAGCATTGCCGGCAGCATCTTTAACAATTAACTCAACGGCATAATCGTCGCCCTGCCTAACATCTTCTAAAAATAACGCCATTTAGTCCTCCATCCATTCAATCATGCCATAAACACCACTGCCAGAAATAACATCGTGATCTGCAAAAATAATTAAACCTTCATTTTTTGCCAATATAAAACCCTCGCCATTATCATCAAATTCAATGGTTGACGCACTTCCAGTAGATTTAGAAATAACCGAGCGTTCCATAAAATAAGGCTCTTGCGTAACGCCTGTCATGTCTAAACCCGCTTGATTGCGTAAGCATAGCATTTTGCTAGGCTCGTTTTGATTATCGTATTTTGTTGGAGTTAGTGTTGTGCCGCTTGTGGGCATGCCTTTAATGCGAGCAAACGCATATACTGAATTACCATTGCCACCGGCATCTGCACTATCTAATTGAATGTGCATTTTAGTGATACGCAGTGACGTTTCGTCAGTATTAACAAACGCCTGATAAACTGTACCCGATGTCACGGTGGTTGGTTTTGTTGCTATTTTGCAAACGTAATGCTTCATAAGTCCGCCATAAATAAAGGCGGGGGAACACGAACAGGAACGAACGCGAACCCCCTAAAAAAATTAACCTAGCAACGTAGCAACGTGGTTTGGTTTCCATACTTTTACGCCATACAAACAACGTACTTCAAGCATAGTTTTCATGTAACCTTTATAGACTGCGATTTCAAATACTAAACCGCTTGTTGGGTCTTGTACTGTCATTACATCTACAGCACTATCGCCACCGTTTGGCATTGCAGGTGGGCGAATGCCTAATTCAACTGCTGATTTGTGGAAAGCAACGCTTGGCGTGTAATTATCGCCAATTGTTAACGCGTTAGCGTCAGCAATGTTAACTTTTAAGCCCGGTGCACCTAATGTGATTGTGCCGGGTGCGGTAATACCAGCGTTAACAACATATTTGTTTGTGGTGTCGCCTGCAAATGTGACAATATCACCGGCTAATACTGTGCCGCTACCTGTTTTCAATACAACATCGGTTGAATTTGCTGTGGTCGCGCCATTGGTAACATAAGATGTACCTGCGCCTTTTGTGTGCGAAGTAATGCCAGCAGATTCTTTAACCATGATGCCTTGCAAATCAAGCAATGTGCCTTGACGCAATAATGCCTCATTACCTGCTGTGTTAACTTGTTGCAATTGCGCTAAGTTACGCAATTTAACACCTGCCGCTGTGTTCATAACCAATGAGATTTGATTATCAGTAGGACAGCCGTTATCAACTAAGATTTGGCGCACTTGCGCAATAGTGTCGAAGTTAGACGCAAATGGTGTTGTGCCTGCTGAACCGACAGCGCGTGAAGAGCCTTTGTAAGCCGCTAAAAATAAATCGGTTTCGATTTTATTGCACAACGCGCGAATTGCTTGTGCAATTTGGTCACCGTAAATGGTTTCATAACCTGCGCCATTGTTAACATGCTTAATATCTTCACCAGTCCACGGAATCTGAACTGAAGCGTAAGAATCAAGTGTCATTGTTTTGTTGTCAACGGTTTGATCTGTGCCTTCAGGAATTGTCATTGAAGGCGCAAACGAAGTGTTAACGCTTGGTGTGCGAGTGAATGCCGCACGGATTGTGTCGCCTTTTGCAGCGGGGGTTGTTGCATCACCATTGATGGTAGATGAAGGGATAAAACCGACTAATTCGCGACCTACTACGTCTGCCGCTTTGTATATGTCTGCTGCTAATTGCGATAAGGTATTTGCCATCTTGATTGCCTTCTAAAATAAAAATAAATATTAGACGGCAATCGAGACAGGATAAAAACTAATCTGTAACTTTGCCGCCATTCTTTGCAAAACTTGCCCGTTCTGGGTGTGACATTGCGTCAAACGTTGAACGGCTTACAACTTGTTGTCCAGTGCTACCACTTCCACCATTTGCGCCACCACCGTTATTCTGTGGTGCTGCAATATAATGTTTGCCGTCGTCACTGGTCGCCCATTCAGTTACGAACGTGCTTAAATCTTTGTCGCCTATAACTGCTTTGCGTGTGTCGCCATCAATAGCGATTTTCGCCTGTGATGATAACATAGCTTTAACCGCAGGTAAAAATGGCGCAGCAACACCAGCCTTTACAAGTGCATCAGTCAAGCCATTATCTAAAAGTAATTTAGACGTAAATCCGCTTTCTGAATCTAATGCCGCCTTGGTTTGTTCAAATGCCTTTTGCTGTTCTTTAATTGTTTTTTGTGACGCGGTGAGCTGATTTTCTAACCCATCTATTTTATCTTGTAATTTATCCAATTCCGCTGGATCAATTTGCTTTCCTTTTCGTGCCTCTTTCAGCTCTGCTAAAAGTTCGCTGTTTTTCTTTGCAAGTCCGCTTGTTGCTTCATCTACTGCGGCTTTGATTTGCTCTGCAATACTTAATTCTTCTGACATATAACCCTCTGGGTTGTTTTTTGCTGACACAATCAGCGGTTAAAGGTGTGCCGTCAATGAAAGGTGTGAAACATTGACGACACTAGAGTAAAACACACATGGCGAGGTGTTTGTCGTATTTATACACGATAAATAATAAAACATCAAATTTAAAAAAAATAAACACCTTAAAAATATTTTAACTAACTAATTGATTTATAAATGTTCAACTGTCAAGTAATCCTTGACAACTGTTTTACTTTTCAATTTTCTTTAATTGCTCAAGTGTTAAAGTCTTGCCACTCGCATCAACAAACCTGTCTAATGGCATTCCATCACGAAACATTTGTGCTTTTTCTTTTCCTAACACTTCATTTTGAAAAGCCTCTGGTTTTTTCTTTAGCCACGTTTGATAAGTTTCAGTCTGTGCTACTTGACCGTCCATTGATGCGCGTGTGCGTCCGTCTGGGTTTTTAATGCCTAACGCTTGCCATGATTTTAAAACACTGACCATTGCTGATCTGCATCTAAAATGCGCTGGGGGTCTTACACCACTATCAAGTGGATATATTTTCCCGTCACGCGCTTGGCATATTGAAGTGGTACGACCATCGAGTGTGCTTACCCACTGCAATCCACTAAACAAATCATTATTGTTTTGATAAAACTCATCACGCGCGGTATTGGTAGCGTGTGCCATTGCCGTACTAACCAACGCCTGCGTTTGACGTGCGTTTAATGCCATCACGCCATCAGTGTATTGGAGTGCTTTTGTTCCTGTGATGCGTTTAACCACGTCACTATAAGATTGCCCTTCAACTAAGCCGATACGCACCGCGTCTTGAATTCTTGCGTAGCTATCTACATCGAGTTTATCAATCCATTCTTTGATGATCTTACCTTGCAGCGGTTTTGATTCAATCGCGGCAAATAACGTCACGGGCGCAACGGCTGTCATATCAAGCACAACAGGCGTTGAATCATCAATTGCTTTGATTTGCCAGTCTTGTTCGTAGACTGCCGCGTCTTTCATTTGTTGTGTTAGCTCTTTTCCTATTAACGAATAGCCTTCACTCATAATAGCGCGAACCGATTGAAGCTGTGCATCAATACGTGCAATGCTCCATTCGCTATTCATATCCATAACACGCAACTTTGCAACTAAATCTTTTTCTACTTCTTTAAGAAGTTTCATTATGTCTTTAGTTGTTCCGCTGTATAGCCGTTGCAGATATATTTCATGTGCAATCGTTTTATCGCGGAGTATTTCATTTACGGTTTGCACGTCTATTCACCAAGTCAATTAACAGAATCGTTAATACAGCATCTAAAAAAACAAAGTCATTGCTGACATTCATTGCGTATTTATTGAATGCACAAATAGCCAATAATTGAACCAATAATAAAGCAAACTCTTTTAACCATTTCATAATAAAATCTCACGTTATTTTTATTTATTATAACACCAATTATAGTATAATTTATTTGTGGTTCGCGCCATTTTAAACAAGAGATTAAACAAAACCGTTACTTTATTAAATCGAGGTTAATTTCTTGACCTGCGCGAACGATTTAAAAGAACGGTTTTTTTTATGGGTAAAATTTTATGAATATCAATAAAGTTCCTTTTGCTAAAATTTTTAATAATGAAACTTATGGACAATTTTTAGTAAAAAAAAATTATGATGACGAAAAAGATTGTTTTGTTATTGAAATAGAAAGCCAATGTTTAGATATTGGGTCAATTTCAATAAATTTTAATTTTAATACAGAAGAATAAAGAGACTTATCATTTGAAAATATAACAGAAAAAATATGTGTTGATTCAATGAGTGTATTGTTTGATAAATTCATTAAATGTTAATCTAACTACTGGAAGAATAATTTATGTTTATAAAAATTCGCACAAATAAAATAATCCATAAATTATTTTATTGCCCTACATTTTGGCAAATAAAACCGGCTTTTAAATGTCCATGTTGCGGCAAAAATTATAGATGTTATTGGCAAGGAAATGATGTTAAACATGTTGGAATTGATTTATGCAACGAATGCGCTACAGGTGCAGAGTATGCAATAAGTCAAAACAAAGATAAATTAAATTAAAACTAAGCCCGTCTAAACAACGGGCTTTTTTTTTACAACAACCCACCGCCAGCAGGCATAGTTGCAATGCGCTCCATTTCATCGTCAAACGATACGTCTTGCGTGATAATGTCACCAGCAACAAGATTATCAAATAATGTTTGATGCGAAATTGAGCCGCTTTGCCAAGCCTTAACCAAACTATCCAAGTCCTGAGCTGTCATACTGTTTGGGATAAAATCACGATTAAGCTCAACCTTAACATCACCAGTCACACCCGACCAATCACGCAAATACTCCATGACGTGCGTTAATCCAATGCTAATTGATTGTGAAATTGAAGCCAGTACACTGTTCTCACTTGATCTGTGAATATTAGCCG